GTATTTCTACTTTGACTTCTCTGATGAAAATCCTTTGCATATGTTCTTCATTAACAACTGGCAATATTTGTTGTCCGACAGCTCCTGCCCATCCACGTAATGTATCTAATATTTTAATACTTATGCCTCCCTGTATTAATACTTCTGAAGTAGCTATCCCTAACGGAACAATTATGCTGGCTGTGGTCCAAGTATCATTAATTCTACTATCTGTTACATCAGCTAAATCCACACCTTCTTGCCTAACAAACATTGCCTGTAAATAAGCCCCATCCTCTGTTGTTTCCCATACATTGCCACTCTTCCAATACTTATCACCAACTTTTATACTTAAAGGTATCTGGACTTGTTGTATATCGTATGTTGGAACATCTTCATATATATTTATGCCATCCTCTTTAGTTTGTATATAAACCTCAAAACTAACTTTTAATTGTATTCCACTGTCCTGGGTTAAATTGGAATGTGAAAATGTATAGCTGGCCGTTTCGTCTGAGTCACTTAGCACAATAAAGTACAAAGGAGTATCAGTTGCTTCCTCTTTAATTGCCGTTCCCATGTCTATATCCGAGTACGTCCATCCCGTGTACTCAATAGCTGCATTAACCCACCACCCAGTCATATCTACCCAAGTATCCCAATCTGTAGAACAATTATCTTCATCACTAAAATCATATGTAATATCGTTAAAATTATAAGGATCATATTTAATTGATATCTCATTCATTGCCGGAACAATATCTAACGTCGTTCCGGTTTTATACCATTTTATATCCTTATTAGATATGTCTAAATAACCACCCACGTTTGATTGTGTTTCGCTTCCGAATGTAGCACGACTATATGATTTGCCTTTACTTACATCGTGTAAGTTTATTGGGTCAATAATATATATATCATCTGCTTTGAATCTCATTGATAAACCTAATCCACCCCATATGCTATTTAATACTTCTCTACAAGACATTGCTTCACCTTTTTCATCAATAAAATTTTCATTATTTATTGTAAGATATAGAAATGGGTTAGTAGTACCAAGAGTATTAATTGCTAAATCATTTGATGTATATATTGTTGAATAACTTGTACCTAATTTATTTAAAATATTATCCATTATAGTATAGTATTCTGAAAAACCACTATAATTATTAGCTCCGTCTTTATATTTTATATGATCCAACAAAGCCATCCCATCGTTACATTGTAGAGTGATGGGCATCCCTCTGGAGGTGCTGTAATCCTCACTATATATCTCAGCATTAATAAAACCTTGCCACACTAAAGTACTTCCACTAACACCATCATATATGTTGACTAACCACTCTTGTGGATTAGAAGTAAAAAATCCCAATGTAGATAATGGGGTAACAAGTAAGTTAATATTTGCCCCAGTGCCTATAGTAGGTTGAAATATATTATTAACATCACCGGTGGTTGTAATCTCTAACGGATTCCCACTAGCAACTAGGTTTACAATAGGAGAAGCTTCTGCTACATCTAATTGTAAGAAATCAATTGTAGTTATCCCTCCTGAAAATCTTCTATACTCGGTTCTATATTGAATACCATATGCCATGTCTAACTATATGAATTAGTTTGTCTTTCTATATTACTTAATACTCCTTTTAATGTGGTCCCTTCTATTTCAAATATAACCTTTTGGGAACCACTTTGTCCTCCAAGCTTGTCTAACCCTAACTGAGCTGCCGTTCCTATAAATTCAGGGTTTGATCTTGAAATATTTGGAGCTTCTCCAACCATTGCTAAAGTTGGTCCACTGACGGCCCCACCAGCGGCAAACTTTTGAGCTGCAATAGCTGCTATTTGAATTGCTCCTGCTGCGGCAATCAATGGAATAACAAAAGGAGATAATACCCCTGTTTGCCCCAATACCTTTGTAATAGCCAAAGCCGTATTAATCATGGCCAATCCTATTGCTATTGCTTTTTCTCTGAGGGCAAACTTTTTCTCTATTTGTTCCCGCTTCTTGGCATTATCCCCAACCATTGAAAGTTCTTTTTCCTTTTGAACCCTCCATAAATTGCCAATAGAAGATAACATATTTCCAACCAAGTTTAAATATTCTGCTACTTTATCCATTTTTTCTTTATCATAGACCTGCCGTATTGCTTTCAACCTCTCCTGAGTTTCCTTTTCAATATCCACCAAATCATCTGCCATTTGCTGAGCCAATGATAACTGTTCATTTTGCATACTTACCAAGTTGGATGTATCAGTCAGCCAGAATGGTTTTGTCTGCATTTGTGTTTCTAATGGTATTGGGGCAACTCCTGCTCCTGTTCCTGCATCTGACGTAATTTTTATTTTTGCTACCTCATTAAGTTCTTTCGTAATTGCTTTTAAAGCGTTAGACAATGCTTGTAATTCTTGTTGCTTCTCACTTACGGTAACTAAATCCAAAAATTCATCTCCTGTTGTAACAAGATGACTCATTGATCGTTTGACTTCTATAATTTCAGCGGTGATTAATTGTTTTGCCCCTTGTAAATATTCAATTGGTAATTGCCCTATTTTTTGCATTAACTCTGTCAAGGCTTTTTTAGAAGTATTTATTGTTTCAACTTCAATAAAAGCTCCTTTTCCTAACTCCATTCTTTTTATTATCAGCAAATCAAGTTGCCGTAATACTTCTTTATAATTTGCTGCGTTGGCTATATTATTTGTTTCATTTAATTCCTCATTTAACTTTTTTTGCTCTTCTTTTGCCTTCATTGCTTTACTCCGAAGACCTATTAATGCCATTGCTAACAACCCTACTGCCCCAATTAATACTGTAAAAGGATTAGTCATCATAGCTATTTTTAAAACCCCAAACATTTTAACAACCCCATATCCAACGGAGATTAATCTTGGTAAAACATTACCGATTAAAAAGCCAAGTATTTTTATTACAGGACCAAGTATCATAATCAAAGCTCCTATACGAACTACCGTTTGTTTTTGGGCGTCATCTAAACCTCTAAACCACATCGTTGCTTTTCTAATACCATCACCAAATCTTACCAACATAGGTATTATCTCCTCAGCTATGGTTTTCCCAAACATTGTTAATCCTGTCTTAACTGACGCCGTAGCTTGATTCCATTTAAACTCAAATGTTTCTGCAGCTGCTCCAAATGCTTTTGCACTTGAACCTGCGGCTTCTGCTAATGATGCAAATATAGCTTTGTTGTCTTCCAAATTAGCTCCCATAATATCCAACGCCCCAGACAATGCCCGAATATTTGGAAATACATCACTCATAACAGTTTCTCCATATTGAGCAGTTAGTTTCCTGATTTCCATTAAGGCTGCTAATAATCCATCTTGTTTTATTGTTTTTCGTAAATTAGCTGCAGAAGTGTTCATATTATATAAAGCCTCTTCAGCTTGAGAAGTTGGTTTTAATAGTGAAGCTAATATTTGTCTTAACTGCATTGAAGCCGTTGCTGCATTTGTACCTGTACGAGTCATAGCTGCTACTGCTGCCCCAACCTCATGGAATTGAACACCCATGTTAGAAGCTATTGGTAAAACCATTCCCATTGTTGTTGCTAAAGCCGTTGCCTCAGCTTTACCTTCCCTTACTGATGCTGTTAATACATCAGTTGCCATAGTTGCATTTAATGTTTCTTTTCCGTAAGCATTCATGGCAGATGTAACCAGGTCGGCTACTACTTTTGTTTCTCCTAATCCTGAAATAGATGCCTTCGCAGACATCCTCAACACATCCATTGCCTCAGCTCCTCTAATACCCGCCGATGTAATAAAGAACAAAGCATCGGCTAATTCCTTTGGAGCTTTACCAAGTTGCGGAGCCATTTTAATAATATCCTGACCCCATTTATCCACCTGTTCCCTGGCAATACCTACCAATCCAACTATTTTAGACATTGATGACTCAAAATCCATACTCATTTTCACAGCTGCACCACCAACCAAAGCCATTGGTAAGGTTAAGTACATTGTCATACTTTTACCTACCTTTTTCATAGCTGCTCCGGTTGTCACTAACTTTGCATTGATTCGAGTTAAAGACGCCTGAGTCTTCTTTTCAAACGCCAGCATATCCTTTTGAGCTTTCACAAGCCCTGCACTATTGACTCCTAATGTTGCTACTAATGCTCCTAAATTCATTTCTTTTTATCCCTCTTCTTTGGTGGATTTTTATTAAATTTTGCTTCCCTTTCTTTTTCCTTTTTTACTCTTTTATTTTGTATATCTGCTATCTGTAACCATATTTGTTTCTGTTGCTCTGTTGTCTGTCGTACTGGTTCCCTTTCTTCATCTGGATCTCTATCCCATTCCGGCATAAACAAATCTGGGGAAGTCATTTCAACGTCTTTCTTTCCCCACACCCTACGAGCAATATTCATAATCAAAGAACTTAGTGAAGCCATTGAAAATTCCCAACGACTATCCCCAATAGGTTCTAATCTATCATAAGCCTGCCACTCACTCAACTGTGAGCTTGTCAATTCATCCAGTAAATAATCTGGATGAGCGTAACCTAATTCTTTACAGAGCCGGAACTGGAAGCGACGTCCTGGTCGCTGTCTGAGTTTTTTACTAACTCCTCCTTATCCTCTTCTGTTATCCCATTTAACTTACCGGCTGCATCTGCTATCTTAGTCAATTTGGAAGCACTCATGTTTTGACTTAATGTAGCAAAATCACCTGGTTCCATTAAATTCTTTCCTTCCGCATCACACAAACAATTAACAGCTAACTTAGCCCGGAAATCGCCCATTGATTGTTGATAATCTACAATCTTACCTGTTTTTGATTTGATTTTCTTTACCAACAGATTTTCAAACTGCTCCCTTTCTCTTCCTGTCATCTGACGGACAAACACAATTAGATTACCCCCCAAATCAACCTGAACAGTTTTTAATGCTTCCTTTTTTAACAAATTCTCTCTGGTTAAAAGAACTCTTTTTTTTGTCATGATTTTTAACTTTTTAAAAATTAATAAAAATACTTGATTAGTACTATTTTAAAACTCTATCTACTATCCTGGCGATGCCGAAGCCGACCCAGAGTTGAGTGTTACTGTTCCGCTGATTTTAATAGTCACATCAAGTGTGATTTTATCATCAGGGGCAATAACTAATGGTAACTCAGTTACCAATCCTTCAAACTCCAAGGTGGTTGTCGCCGTGTCAGGTAGTACAACTTCATAGTTGACAAGGGTGTCACTTTCAAAATCATCTTTCATCGTAGCATATTGTGTACGAGTGAAATTCATTGAAAGTACAACAGTCCCTCCATCTCGGAATCCCGCAATAAACTCACGGTATCCATCAGTTGAACCAAGGGTAGTTACATCAATCGTATCTCTGGTCATACTAGGACCAGTTATAGTATTTATTTCTGATATCGCTGCCCAAACTCCGGTGCTGGCATTCCATCTCCGAAATACTGTGCTAACACCTGATACTGCTTCACTGCTCATTTTTTACCTCCTTTTCATTATTAAATTAAACAAACATCATTATCTTCGCTGTATATTGAAGTTAATGACAAACCGTACTCTGCTATTCTCATCCCAGTCCAAAAAAGCTGGACCACTTGAACAATAAATAACTGAGTACAAAGTTCCATCATTACACGTCTCCTGTGCCCGGCCATGTAACGAAGTCCTTATCTTTTGTATTAATGCCCATCCTGCTACGTAACCAGTATTTCGTACTCTGATTTGAACGGATGGGTAGTAATAATTTTCTCCTTTTCCTGCCAAAGTTAATTGTGGTGAACCTCCTATTGTATCAAATATAGTTACACAATTCTTTGGTGCTGTTGGCTCAACTGCAATGAATAGATTTCTTCCCTCTATTTCGGGATCAAAAACCAAATTTAAAGCCGTATCGGCAACCAGCATATCTTTGATATCTTCGCTAGGACTATTCATTTTATATGTGCATTTTTTCTTATTGTTTCCACTATTAATTTCCTATTCTTTTTTAAAGATGCTTCAAGAAACTTTGCCCCAGCTCCGGCTCTACGAGTATATTTTTTAGTTGCTTGAGTTACCTTACCACTTTTTGTTCGTTTTATTTTACTTTGATCTCCTGTAAAATTAGCATCTACCATCTCATGAACAAATGTTGCATAATTAGCACTAAATCCCATTATTACAACTGGCATCGGAATCGCTACTGCAACAGATTTATATTCCGATATTACAGAAGCATGATCAGTGGCTAACTTCCCTGCTTCTTTTCCCTCAAATGAAGCCTGTCCTCCTTTTTCAATCTTTGTCCCTGAAGTAACAAACCAACTAGCTCGTAAATTACCAGTATCTATTGGAATTATAGGAGCACTAAAATCCATATCCCTACGAATAATGATAGAAGCTTCTATTAATCCTTTTGTGGATCTTCCTTCAATCTTTTTAATTTCCTTAGCAAGATTAGATAAAACAATATCCATCCCTTTTAATCCTGTATTTGGGTTTACTGATGCCATTACAAATACGCCTTTCTTATAAACTTATTACTCTGCCGGTGTTCCGGAGTCTTTTCAAACAATTTAATCTGGTATGCCTTGTCAACATCCGCTGGATTATCTTCCTCTGCACTGGTTAAAGCTCCTGAACTATCCAACGTACCCAAATACAAATAACCCTCTTCATCAACATCCTGTAAAACCCACACCTTAGCTTTTGAAACAATTTCCCGGCTTTTTCTATCATCCCCAGCCATTGAAATCACCTCATTAACATCTTCCCAACGGCATTTAATCTCAACAGGATCATCATATGCAAATCCACCTCTACCATCATCCTGTGGATTGCCCCAATAGACTGCATCCTGATTACATAATCGACTTATAAAATTTGCTATTCCCATTACTCAAAACTTGTTATTGCATATATTCCGGCACCTTTCTTACCAATATTAGCCATCTTACCTGTTATATCTAATTGTAATACCATTTGTCCGTACGGGGTGGAAGATAAATTCTGTTTCCACTCACCTGTATATTTCACCGTGGCATCCCCCAACTTTTCCTCTGTGGTTGTTTTCCATACCGTACTAGCTATCATATGAGCTGTAAACCAACGTTCAATGTCTTCCAATAAAACAGTTCCAATACTGGCATCATCTCCAAGTATTTTTGTTACCAAAGCATTTGCCCCAAGTATAAAAGACTCTACTCTGGTATCACTCAAATTATCCTCAGTAAGGTTATCCATAATCAATCTAACTTCTGCGGCTGATGTCCGTGTTGCCATTATTTACCTCCTATTTTTTTGCTTTTATATATTTCAAATTCATCCTCAGTAGGTGTTTCGTATGTTGTATCTTTCCACAATGTTCCTCCAGGCAAATACACCAATCTACTTTCATCCCAAAATCCTCTCATCATATTCCTCCATGCTCTACGTGGAGCCACAAATGATAATATAACTATGTCCCCCGCAAATTCTCTCTGCCTTGCTAATGATGCTACCTTTACCAAATTTTGAATCCGTCCCTTATCAGTGAAATCCCAGTTGTGAGTTTGTTTTCTAAAATGATCTCCATCAAATGAGGATACGAGTACATCAGCATCCGTTAATTCCTTAACCAGTGCCTGAGCATAATGTGATTTACCTGAATGAGCTTTACCTGTTATTAGTATTACCATTTTTTTCTTTTTTTCGCGTGTGAAATAATAATGGATCTATAAAATTTAAAACTTCTGATTTCCATTCCAACCCTAACCATTCCAATGTTTCATGTATCTGTTGATAATCTCCATATACCATTCTCTGTGGCCAAACTACTTTACAATTTACTCCCTCTGTAATCATTTCAATAAACCGTTGTTCATGTTGCCGTACCCACCATTTCCAACCATCAGCTTCAGTTTTTACCCCAACCGCTTTACGTTGATCTTCTCTTATAAATGCCCTCATAAATCCAGTTTTTAAACAGGATTGAATAATGTCTCCGGTTCTACGCCGTACGATAATCCACTTGGCATTTGGAAAAGCATAGTGCCATATCGGCCATGCCAAGCACATTTTAGCCCCCTTATACATCCACGGTCCCCCTGTATATCCCTGATCCAACATTACTTGCTCTACCCGCTTTCTCAAATCAGTTGGTATCATCAAACTATTCACATCCGGCAGAGGGTACTGCCCCATTTGATCAACTCCAATTTGTTGCATATAAGGTTTAACAATCTCGTTGCGTATTTCAGCATTTTCAAACATTCCTTTCTGATTACTTTTATTTGGACCTGACATTTTTCCTCCAAACGCTCCACACATATTAATTATGCCAGCAATCATACTGGTACCAGAACGAGCAGCTCCAGTGATTAGAATCGGTGATGGTAAATTTTCTTTCATATCCAATTAGTTTTAACCCATGATAAATGTATTACTTCAGTTAGCCTAGGTCTACCATGAAAACAAATTATTCGAGCATCCTGTGGTAACTGAGCACGACAATTTCTTTTGTAAGAATAAATTCCTGAAACCAAATTTTGTAATGGTATATATCTTTCTCCATGTTTTGCTAATGCTTGAGAAATGTATTGCTGATCACCTTTTGGATATTCTGATGTATGTGCAATATTAAATTTCTTGTAAATAAATGAATAATCCTTTCCATTATTCCAAGCCAATAAACCTGAGGCACATATACCTAACAGACGATTGTTAAGATTCCAAGGTTGTAAGGCTGCAAAATCTTCTTTAACTCTTAATAAGTCATCAATATTCCCCAATATAATAGTATCCAAATCAAAATAAACAGCCCGCTCTGTATTAATCAGCCCTGAACGGAATAACTCAACCTTCCCCCACCACCCAGGATAGTTGGCTTTAAATTTCCTACTATCACAAATCTCTGAACTGATTTCTAAATCAGTAAGGCATAAAAATTGGTGAGGGATAGTAGTATTACGATCTACCATATTTTTTAATCTCTTGACATACTCAATAGTATAATCCCCACCAGACTTTAATACGCAAAGAATTGTAACCAACTTACTATCCTTATTTGGTATTGGTTGAACTGGCTGAGGTTGCTCTTTCAATTTTAGTGGTACTTCTTTTGCCTTTACTTCTTCTACCTTTATCTTTTTTCCTTTTACCAAATCTACACCTAACTGTATCAATGGAGCTGTTCCTGAATACTCTGATGTATATACTGGAAAATAAGTATTCCTCAATGTGGAAGGAGGACAAATATTAACTGAGAAACGTGGATGGAAAAAATCACTCCACAAAACCACTGTCTTCTGCTTCAATGCTATGGACATAATTGTTAATCCAGATGGAATGCCATATACCATTTCTGCCCCTCGTATTAATCCGAATAATTGATCTAAATTAGTTTCTCCAACTAGATTAATAGCATTTGGAACGCAAGATATCAGATTCATCAACCCTTTATCTTCTCTATCCCAAGTACCACCAACAAATATTGGAGTACATCCAGTCTTTTGTACAATACTATTGGTAATCTTTTTAATTTCCTTAATAGAAATCTTTTGCAATAAAACCTTATTTGATCCTATAAAAGTATAATAGAATACTATGTATTTCCCAAATTGTTTTTGGCAATATTTTTTATACTTCTCTTGCTCTAATGATACGAACATTGGAGGGAACCATTCACATTTCAAATCTGGGTCTGTTTCTTCCAAAGGCATTCCTGCTGTAAGATAACCATTATGAGAAACAAAATAATCACAACCTAATATATTTTCAAAAATTGTCCTGCCTTTACTATGATACGCTTCTCTCCATATTAATTCGTTCTTCTGAGTGGATCTCATACTTAATATTTCCTCTTTAATGTGTAAAAAAGGAAACATCCGAATAAAAGGAACTGATCGGTTATACGCATTCATATGTCTATTCCGTCGATTTGCTATATGTATATCTGGAAGCCCTAAATTCTTTTGTTTTAAAAAAGCATTTATTTTTACAATTTCCCAATAACAATCCCCAATTCCTGGAGGGAATAATATTTTAACCCTTTTTTGTATTGGTTTTGTAAGGTTAAAAATAACCTCCCGCTTCGTTTGTGTTGTAATTTGTACTTGGAACCCTACTTTTTTTAACTCCTCCCCCAACTGTGCTGAAGAATAAAACCAGACATTCGTTGAAGTTCTTTTAAAAAAATGCAATATAAATTTTCCTTCTTGTTTTAATGCTCGGAATGCCTCCTTTAAAAACAGTACTGGTGATGTCTTATACCCAAATGTTTCTGAGCAAGTAATTACATCAAAATAATCAGTTGGAAAATTGATATCTTCAAGTTCTTGATGATAAATATAATCATCATTCTTACTAAAATCGTATGGTAATAATTCACAGCCGTAAGCCTCTATTTTATTTTCCCTACAAATATCTACAAACGCTCCTCCTCCAGAATTAATATCTAATACTTTACTGTTAGAAGATATATTATACGTTTTAAATCGGTTGAGTGCCTTCTCTTTTGTATACTCATACATCCTATTCTCATACTCTTTTGCCGAGCATGTTCCTTTATATATATCTTCTACTTTTTGCATTAAAATATCTATTGTAAGATTCTTAGTATTTTCAATAAAACAAGTTTTATTCTTCACGCTTGGTGGTACTGAATTCCACATAAAACCGTACCTATTCCAATCATTCCAAATGAGTAAAACCTTTTGCTTTAACCCTGCTGCCAACATGGTTAATCCACAAGGATACCCAACTACCATCTCACTACCACGTATTAATCCGAATAACTGGGCAACTGTGGTCTTACCTGTCAAATCCACAATATTTGGTATGCTATTTTTTACTCTAGTCAACTCTGTATCCTCCTTATCCCAATCAGCTCCAACAAAGACAGGAGTACACCCTGTTTTTTGTACTATTCCTTTGATGCTTGTTATTATATTATCAACTGAAAACTCTCGTACCCAGTGTAGAAAGGAGCCTCTAAAAACGAAAAAGAATATAATGTATTTTCCATATTTCTGAATTGATACCTCCTTAAATTTATCTTCTTCCAATGAAATAAATCTATCAGGAAACCAATCACATTTCAAATCAATATCTACTTCTGCCATAGATGTTCCAGACTCAAGTACACCATTGTAAGATATGAAATAATCATATCCTAATATATTTTTGAAAATCGTTTTCCCTCTCATTACATAGGCTTCTTGCCATATCTTTTTTGCCGTTGTATTTTCTGCTACAATATTACTTGAATTAAGAAATGGGAACATCTCAATGAACGGAAATGATCTTTTGTGTGTTTTATATTTCTTATCTTCATTTGCTAAAATACAAATATCAGGTATTCCTAACTTCTCTCGTTTCAAAAAGGCTTTAATTTTTACAATTGGCCAATATGTATCTCCAATACCAGGTGGTAAAAGTATTTTTACTCGTTTCTGAATTGGTTTTGTAAGATAAAAAACTGTCTTTGATTCAATTGGGTGTGTAACCTTTTGTACAGCAAACCCAACTTTCATTATCAATTTTTCCAGCTGTTCAGTTGTAAAATACCATATATGCTCTACACCTTTCCAATGATGTTTTCCTGCTTTATGATAAAATCTTGGAAAGTCAATAATACATTCCCCTTCCTGTGTAGTAACTCTGAACAATTCTTCCACCATCTTAACAGGATTCAAAACATGCTCCAGAACATCATGGCAAGTTACCACCTCAAAATGATCAGTTGGAAAATTAATATCTTCAAATTGTTGCTTGTAAATGAATTCATCTCCATTCTTATAATGATACTGTCCTATTTCACAACCATAGGCCTCAATTCCTCTGCTTCTACACTCGTCTACGAATGCCCCACTACCAGAACCAACATCCAAAGTTTTCACTCGCTCTGGGATGTTATAAGCATCACAACGCAGGGCTGCTACCTTTCTATCATGCTTGTAATCCTTAATTTCATAGGCCTGCTTAACTGGTGGATATTCTTTTTTGTAGAAATCAGTGAACCCCTTTTCTGAATTGAATGGTAAATCAATTTGCCTAACCACCCCACACTTCTTACACTCAACAGTAGTTATGTCCACTGCTTGTTCAATTCCTTTGGTATCCACCTTACAACCTTTTACAATTGTACGATTATGTACTGCAATACTCCCACAAATGCATTTATTCATGATAGTATGCCTCCCGTATGGCATTATTTACCTTTTCAAAATATTTATCCATATTCGTATGTAAAACAGCCACTCCATAATGCAGTTTCAATATAGAGCAAGCCTTGTACTTTTCCATTTTTGATAATTCATTAACAAAACTATATACATCCTGAGCAAAGACATCATCAATAACCAATATATGATCTTTTGGTATTACATTTTTTAATGTAGAATATTCCCCTTGTAAATCAACAGCATAATGAGAAGCATCCATAAATACTATTTCTGGCATCTCTTTTGTCCAATGTTTCAACCATGTATCTTTTGTATTACCTGCTATCAATTTAATCTTATCCACTACACCACATGCTATGATGTTTTTCTCCGGTTCTCCCAAACTATTAGCTGTGTCACCTCTATAATCATCCACTGTAACAATCGTTCCTCTCTCAGCTCCTAACGCCATAAATATAGCAGAACAACCAAACCCAGTTCCAAACTCCAATATATGCTTAGGATTAATATTTTTTACTAACCAATACAAAAACATCATTGAACCCAAAGTCTGATATTCAGCTTGTTTAACTACCTTTTTAAGATGTGGATTTGTCTTATATAAATTGATCATCTGTAATTATTTTTGTAGGTATTTTATCAATAGTAATTTCTGTAATCTCTGCCCTTGTATAATCTCTACACAAATTCAATATTATTTTTGCTACATTCAATGGATCAATGTTGTGTTTTGGATCCTTTCCTTTATTTTTTGTCATATCCGTTTCCATAGCCCCAAGAAAAACACTAACTACTCTTACACCATCCCTTAAACCATCATACCGTAAAGAATCTGCAAACCCTTTCAATCCAAACTTACTAGCACAATATGCAGACTCACCTGGACTTCCATTCCTCCCTGCTACAGAATTAATAAATACAACCGTACCTGCTTTCTTCCTTTGAAATATCGGCCAAACAGCATTTGTAAGATTAATAACAGACAATAAATTTATATCAATAACCTCCTTAAATTCAGCTGCTGTCATTTCTGAAAATGGTTTATTTATATAAACACCAGCATTGTTAATAAGAATATCAATGTTATAATCCACCGCCAAAGATGCCAAATCTGCTAATGTAGCCCCATCCCTCAAATCACCATCCACTCTACCACGATGAGGCAGCACACTGTATCCAGCCCCTCCAAATACACTGGCAAGATGCTTTCCTAATCCTCTACTCGTACCTGTTATTAATACAGCTTTATTCATGTTAATATAATTCCTTCCTTTCAACTATTAATACAGGACGGGGACTCGTTAATGCAAAATCATATGACGCTATGATCATCCCTGGTAATATTGGATCATATACTGGAAAAGTAAACATCTTTTTAAACAACTCCGACAGATCAGATGTATGAGTATGCCCTGCGTAGAACGGCTTTACAGAGCCTACAACAGCTTTAATTATAATTGGAAACTCATACTCCCCATTTGATAAGAACATGGCTTTATCGGCTTGATTCACCAGTATATCCAAAGCATTGTAAATAAAGTCATGCCGTTCAAAAAACAATAATGGTCTGTATCCTTCTAAAGACATCCCCAAAGCCAATCCAGCCATCAAGTTTTCTGCCAATGGTGTTTCCAATCGTTGATCCAATGGAACATCTCCAAATGTTTCGTATCCGTTTCCACAACGAACATTATATCCTACAAAAATTACCCCTTCCTGAGCTAACTTTTTCATTGAACTACAAACAGCATCCTTATATGTCACTGAACCTAATATAGTATTATTTTTAGGTACTGGTATAAACGGGTGTGGTTGTTCCTCAACTATTGCCTCCTTACTAAACTTCAACCATTTACCACTCCCTGTACCTCCATGTGGCCAAGTGGAATGATATCTATACTTTCGAACATATCCATTTTTTCCTACATAGTATCTATGCGTTAATGATATTCCAGTATGTAAACTTTCCGCCCCCCAACGCTCCTCTTTAGAAGCAATAACCGAGCGATCGTTGTCTTCTATAACAAATGTACAAGGCAAAGCCTGTGAATTTACATATCTGGCAGCTTCGTAGAAATGTCCTTCATCCTCTGCTCCATCTCCTACAAAACACCAAACCTTGTTGGTACTTCCTTTTCGTTTCAAAGCCCATGCCACTCCTGCTGCAATACTAACAGTACCAGCAACAATGGAAGAGGCATAAAAATTCAATTTCCTATCAAATACAAACATACTTTTGCCAGTCAAAATCAATTCTTCCAAACGTTCTGGACTGCCTCCAGCTAATAAGTAATGATAATGTGAACGGTGTGTACTGAATACATAATCTCCAGGTTGAACCTCCTTAAAAATTTCAATCAGCTCCTCTTCATTTCCACCTGATAAGTGGATCAGATAAGGAATTTCACCATTATCAAATCGTTCTGCTATTTTTCTTTCAAAATCAATTAAATCTTGTTTATTCATGTTGGTTAATGTTTAACAAAACCCTGCCACTGGTTCCTTTCTTTACTGCTTCCACAGCCAAATTAATCTGGCTTAATGGAAAAGTATGAGTAATAAGAGAATCCAATGCCAATTTTCCTTGTTTATATAATCGTAAATATCTTGGTATATCAATAGTTGGATTTGTCAAGCCTCCCTGACTATCCATTAATGTTTTTCCTACATAATGCTGTCCTATTGATGTTAATATTAAATCATCTCCTTGTTGTGGTTGCCCTACCAATATCATTTTACCTCTAGAAGCTGTAATCTCATATCCTTTATTAATTACATACGAACTTCCTGTGCAATCTACCACAACATCTGCCCCTTGTTTTCCTAAAATTTTAAATACTTCATCAACAAAATCACTTTCCGCTGAATTAATTGCCTGAGTAGCTCCTACAGCTCTTGCCATAAGTAATTTATTGGAAAATCTATCAATAGCAATAACAGGATTACCTCCTACCATTGCTGCTCCTTGAATTATGTTCAATCCAACTCCACCACAACCAATTACCACAATAGATTGTCCAATTTTCAACTTAGCTTCATTGTTAATCAATCCCAAGCCTGTTGTAACTGCGCAACCCATTAATGCTGCAATCTCGGAAGGTATATCGTCATCTATTTTTGTCAAACGATTTTCTGAAATAACTGCATATTCATTGAATGTAGTTATCCATCCACCTCCAACTTCTCCAGCTCTCCATCCATACTTTGGAGGAGAGGCCTCAATTCCTGAGCCTTTTCGCCAATGCATTACAACTTTATCACCTTTCTTTACCGTTGTAACACCCGGTCCAGCTTGTTCAACCCAACCGCCTCCTTCATGTCCCAGTAAATGGGGCAAATACTTGTCTTCACCTTTGGCTCCTGTGATTTCCCTTATTTGAGCTCCACAAATCGTACTACAATCCACCTTAACGAAAACCTGCCCACATCCCAATTCGTTAGGCATCGTAATATCTTCTACAACCAATGGACTGTTTACCTTTTCTAGTATTGCAGCTTTCATAATAATGATTTTACTGTAACTTTTTCAAATTCTGTAATTGTACTATCCGGACAAGCATTTATAATTGTTAATCCTCTTTTCTTTGCATCCCTGGCAATCAACGAAAATCCACTTTTATGTCTATCAAAAGTAACTTTCATTTTCTTCTCATCCTTCCTATCAAACGTCCCATACAACCCATGCCAATGTTGTCGTAAATCTACATCCCATGTCATATCAAACCCAACCAATACAATCCGTTTCACCCCTGTATGAGCTGCTATACTAATTGCAGCCGCTCCACTATTACCATTCCAACATACTTTACCACTATCTGGACTAATTCCCTTTCCATACTTCTTATTCCGTGATAAATACTTAATCCTTTCCGCTACATACTTCTCACCACTAGGATGACAGGTTAATTTCAATCCTGGAAACTCTGCTACTTGTTCTCTGTTCTTTAAAAACCATCCTTTATCCCCGTAAAACATTATATCAATCCAGTCACCAATTAAAAAAGCTGTATTAACTCCAATAACATGCTTCTTATGTATTCCCTTCATGTAAGGAGAATAGGCGCTTGGAGTAAGTTCTTTGGTCAACACCTGTTGAATAACTTTTTCAGGTACTCCAAATTGCCTCGGCATTGACGGGCCACCTCCAATAATCCAGCATTCCCCTCCTTCCCAAATATTTGGGACTTTCCAGGGCATTACTCCAATGTCTTTATAAATTCAAGAGCTTTTGTCATTCCTGGAAGTGCTTTTTCATTCACCTTTTTACCTTGTCCATCCTCCACATCATACCAATTCGAGGTTCCTCTCTTCTTTGCTGTATAAGCTAAAGGAGATGCCTTAGGTATATCTTCTGTTTCATCAATCTCTTCAAGCGGCAATACAATATCCCGAAATCCTTGTGGAATCTCATGTGGATAGGCTTGAAACTTCTGATTTTGTTTGATAACCCTATTCCCCATACGGAAACTTCCGCCACCCTTCTTTATCCACCAAATTTTATCCTTATTTGTTTTTGTTCTTTTCATAATAAATTATATTAAAAATCACGTGATTAGTGAATTATTAATTATGCTGATAAGTGAGTGATTCCACTATTACCATCCTTATCAGAACGAATCTGAGGAACCTGAATAGTTAAAACCTTGTACTTAGTAACAAACTTACCTTCTTCTTGCCACTGAACATTGGTTACACCCATACCTCTAACCAAACGAACAACATCGCTAGTCATCTGCACTAGCAATACATTGTTAGCAGTCAAAGTATCCACAATCTTAATTCCTTTGATATTAGCTATCTTCAAAATACGCTCTCTGATAGTAGTACCCGGAGTATCCTCGGCATAATCCATATCCAATATAGTCTCATAAGCTGTAGGAATATACAACATATACGGTCCGTAATGCCTAGCATCAATACTAGCCTGTTTCATTGACCGGACATCTTCCAAAATATCAGCAGCAGACTTTGCGGCTGCATCCCAATTCGTGGTCAATGCCACTGGATTCCTGTCTGCATGGTTGACATAACTGTATATTGTACCTCCACCAAAAGCGTATGTTTCATTGGTAAACAACATTGTTTCCATCTTCTCATTCACCTTCCGGACAGCTCTTTCCATTGAAGTAACATCCAACGGATTGCCTAAACTACGACTAGCAGCCAATACCCTAGCGTTGATTTCATAATCAACATGGATAATTGGAATTGGTAAGTAGTTAGTTCCGTAAGTTGGCCGATCACCTACACTGCGAGTTATCCCGTCCATCGTCAAATCAGCTTCAAATGCATCACTTACATCATGGTATTCTAATACGGTTGTTCCCATAGCATTACCTAAAGTATATACCAATCCGTTATCAACCAAATCCTGAACACCACCTAAACGTTGTCTGGAAATTTCCAGTAAAGCTTCATCCAACTGTTTCCACTCATCCCTGCGGAGAGTTCCGTTGGTTTGTAATCCTAAAGACCGGGCGGAAGCTGTTACCCAGCTTTCTTTTTTATTAACATCCCCACCTCTATACACAGTCATATACGTCTGATTATCTTTCGTACTGACAAACGGGCGCATTGTCCCGATATTCAATCTACCTTCCTGAGCCATTAAAGCAGCGATTTCTCCCTGTCCTCCATTTGCTCCAATAATATCTATATTTGCTTTCATTTATTTTTCCTCCTTTCTATTTTTAAACGATTCTTACTTTAATTCTCCTGGCAGCTCCAATAGGTGCTTCACTTGAATTCATACTCGATGCTGCTCCAGCTGCAACTGCTTCCAGTGCCTGAGCCACGATTTGATTGGTGTAACTTGTGGAAGCCTCACCAGACGAAGCTGTATCAGCTGCATGAAGTTGTAAAAACCCTACTCCATTACTTTCCAAAAAGTCTCCAATAGCAATATTAGTTCCATCTTCTACAATAGCATACACTATATCACCTCTGTTAGGTATCCAAACTTGTACAAGTGTACTTACTGCATATTGATCAGTGATTTCCTTACCTTGCAGTTCATCTTCCAAGGCAAACATTGGTATTGCATTTCCACCTTCAGTGCTATGTGCTTGAACATAACCAGCAGTGGCGTTCAATTCCAATAACATACCCGGAGTAATAGCTACGGCTGTCGATAAGATTTCCTCAATGACATTCGAATACTTTTTAAGCTTAATTGTGTTATATGACATTTGTTTTCCTCCTTTCCTTAGTTTTTAGAAGACTCTTTTTCCAACTCTATTCCTGTTGGAAACAAAGGTTCTTCTTCATTAACATTAACTTTAGGCCGTTCGGCATTTCCTCCAAGTATTGAAAAATCGGTCTCATCTTTCAATGTAGACTTATACAGTTTTTCAAGTGAGTCCATCGACATTTCTTTAAAATCGGCCTCTGTATATATGTCTTCAGTATTCGCTAAAATACTTTTTGACATTTTTTCACGATCTGCATCGTACCTTTTTTTACCATACGCTTGCACTTCAGTATCTACAACTGGTAGAGTCTTTTTGTAATCCTCTATCACTTGCTTTTTCTCATCCTCATTCAGTTGAGGAGTTTCTTCTTTTTTTACCTCTGGCTCATTTGGGAGCATCTTATCAATAGTTGCTTCCTCCAAAGTCGATAACCACTCTTTATCCTCTTCAGTGTACTTTGTCAACTTGTGGTCGATAAGTGCTTTCACTTTATCAGGACAAGGAGCTTTCTTTAATTCACTCATTGTTTTAACCTCCTTTTTAGGTTTGTTATTACTTAGTTTTGTTCTTTTGAAAGATTTCTCCTCCAAGGCCACAAAATTAACCTCTCTTTGTACTTCAACAGGATCTCCAACGAATTCCACTTCATCATTAACTGATACAGCATAATTCTGTTGGTAAAATGATGTGCCTTCTCCCTGCATACGTACCTCATAAATGAGTTTGTTGTCATACAGTTCAACCAGATAATGATACTTCACTTGAGTATCCTTACCATCCAATTCCGCTTGTACTAATTGCAATTTCTCACGGTAACCATTCTCGTTATCCGTGATGTGATCAACAATAGCATTCTCAGAATTGTACACTTTTACCTGCTTTAAATCTAATTCTACTTTTTTCACTTCATTACCTCCTTTCTTATTAACTCTGATTCCACAACCATCCGTCCAAGAACAGGCACCTGTCCCGCCGGGCAGGAGAGCCAAATGATCTGGTCTGTGATTTCTGGCTATTGATCCATATGATTCTCCATGCCATTCACCTGGCACGTTTTCCTCCTCTGTAAACACCCCAACACTCACCTGTAATTCCTGTTGATCTCTGATAGCCTGTAAAGCTATATCACTCTGTTCTTGTAATCGCCTCTCATCCAACCAGGCTTCCGCTTTCAATTTATCTTCATCCATGTGAGTATTAAAAATCCGTCCTACCTTTACCTTTGCTAACATTGCAGGTGAATTGGCAGAAACATTTCCTCCATCAACCGTTGGGTGTTGTACGGTTACTGGAATACCATCCCAGGACTCAGGGAATTTACCTAACTCCTCTGATAAATGTAGTAATGGACCTTGTGATCCGTTATGCACTCCTTCAACCATCATTACAACAGGTACCACAATATAGGTTCTGCCTTCATAGACTTCTGAACGGATTACATATTCACTATTTACTTGTATGTATATATTCATATCGTTTATATGTTATTTCCTTTCTTTATATGGAATCGCACAACATCTGCAACCCGGGTGGAGCGGGATCATCCCCTCAATCCTATCCAATGTAAACACTTCCCTTTCCAAAGCATTACATCTGTCACAAACCCGGTCATCGCCAGCCGTAACAAATTCAGCTTTCACCTTAACTCCTTCAACTCCCCAATTCCTATATTCCTGTATTGTTGCGTTATGATGTGCCCTTATTATTTCTGTTCTTGCTAAAGTCTCTGCCCTACGAGCAGCCGGAACAAATCTCCCCAGTGTATCAGTAATCGCCAACTCACCCATTCCAGTTCCGTTAATCGTTGCAATCAATTTCCGGGCTAATACCCTCGGTCCATCCCCGTCAGCCATTCCCTGAGCCAGAACCCTACTTATTTGCGTGTCCATAGCCGCTGTAATGCCTTTTAAGCCACTAAACGTCCTTGAGTATAGTAATCCTACCCTATCAATATGAAACGGCGTAGACATGCTTATTTCAATTCCTCCTGTTTGATCAATTGACGGCACATCAAACCCAGCTTTCTTCAATTCGTACCTTGCACGGATTACTCCCCGTTTGTAACTATCCTGAATATACTTATTTGTCCAGGCATCTTCCACTCCAACTCCTACTTGTTGAAATTCTCCTACTTCCAATATTCCTCTTTCCACTTGTCGGTTTAACCACTCCATAAAAGCATTTACCTTATCCGCTGAACGTGGAAATACAAATGCCTGCCTGCCTGGAGGTACCATTTGATAGAATCCAGCTTGCAAACCAAAACAATCCTCCTCAATAATAGCCTTCCTTATTACAACAGTCAATTCCCGGAATCGTTTACGCATATCCCTGGCAAATCCGTTGCGTAAGACAGTCGTACGTGTTGGATCGTATGAGTTTATTTGAATTTGACTATATGTTGCTGTTTCTACCATTATTCCCAATAAAAAACAATTCCTTTTTTATGTTTCCTCACAAGCGTTATATTCGTAATCTTATTTGCACTAAAATCAAACTCAACAGCATCATGTACTTTTATCTTTACACTTGTCAGTTGACTGTGATCAAAATAACGGCTTACCCCGTTTTCATCTACCAACCAACTCAACCCCTGTGATGCTGTTATGTATTGAACTACTCCTTGCATTATCTAACTGTTAATAACTTCCAAAATACTTTTATATATAATACTGGCCAATACCACCACCGCACGTGAAAACTAAAATATAACTTTCCCGTCATCTTTCCAGCCCTCTGTGCATCTATTTTCATCCAACGTGGTAATTTTGCCATAATTTATTCCTCTGACTTTTCTTTTTCTACTCGCTGTCTTTCAATTTCTTCCTCCGCCGGTGTAGCCATTCTCTCCTCCTCTTCC